TGTTTGGTCCAAATTCGATTACGCTGTCAGTTCCTGAGACAGCTAAGTACTTAGATTCAATACACAGGAACACTATAGGATTAGAAGACTGGATTACTAGACTAGATAATGCTTTTGAAACATCAAAGGTTACTTACCCACCATATAATCTAGTAAAGGAGAGTGATACTAGGTTTAGGTTGGAACTAGCCATAGCAGGATTTAAAAAAGAAGATGTTGAAGTTACTACTGAGTCTAATAAACTTACAGTAGAAGCAAAACAAGAAGACTCTAGCACTGATGAATATTTGCATAGAGGATTAGCAGCTAGGGCATTTGCAAGAAACTGGACTCTATCAGATGATGTGGAGATAGATGAGGTAACATTTAATAATGGGTTACTTACTGTTAGATTGAATAAGATAGTACCAGATCATCAAAAGAGAAAGGTGTATGAAATCTCATAGGTTAAATAATAATACCAATGAGAATGCTTTATGCTATCCACTCAATATCGTTTGAGACTAGAAGCAATCTGTAAAGATATAGCTTCTGGAACTGAAGTTAGCCTAGATGATATGATCTGGGCTGACAAATTAGCAAAATCAAATACTTCTGCTAGAGGTATGTTGAACACTGCAAGAAGAATGAGTACAGATCCTACAGATTCTTTTCTGAATGAGTTGAATATTGGAGACCCTGATCCAACTCATCATTGTAGGGGTTTCAATGATCCACAAGATGTGGTAGACTGGTTTCATCAAGAACGATCTGATGATTGGAGACAACGTGATTGAAAAGGGTGATAAGATTGTAAGGATGGTATTGCTAAACCCACACGAAGCAGACCATTTATATAAAAAAGAGAATGGTACATTCTATTGGTGTCATCACAGAAAAAGTGGCGACACCTTTTCTATACCTGAGATACAAACTGAGTTGTTCCCATCAGAACCACCCAAGTCTAATCCACCAACAAAAGAGCAGCGCGCACGTGCTCCACATCTAGATATTCTAGAGAAATATTATGGTTATGATTGGAAACCTACACCAGTTGAAGGATTAGAGGATCATTATTAATGAATTATAATAAACCTGATACTAAATTAAATGAATGTATTTTCATAGCAGAGAAGATTATACCTGCTGATCTTTGTGATGCTATTGTTCAGGATATAGAGACTAGAGATTGGGAACCCCATAGTTGGTATAATGTTAATACAAATTCAACTCATTCTGAAGAAACAATGGAACTTGATGTTCAATCTACTACTCCAGAATTACAGAATGCATTGGATAATTTTATAGTAGAAGCTGGTAAACAATATCAACAAAATTATGCATTGGACATATCTCTAGGACAAATAATGAATCAGTTTTGTCCTGTTCGTTTTAATCGTTATGCACCTGGTCAGATCATGCGTCAACATTATGATCATATCCATGATATTTTTGATGGAAAAATAAAAGGAGTGCCATTACTAAGTTTTATTCTTAACTTTAATGATGATTATGAAGGTGCTGATTTATTTTTCTGGGAGGATACTGTAGTCAAACTATGTAAGGGGGATATATGTATTTTCCCTTCCAATTTCTTATACCCTCATGGTGTAACTGAAGCTACAAAAGGGAAAAGATATTCTGCAGTATGTTGGGCTTGCTGATGTTTGTTGTACCAGAATACACCTGTAAGCATCCTATATTTCCTCATCACAATACTGTTGATATAATGTATGATGCTATAGATAAACATGAGTGTAAACAAAAGGATTGGTATGCTTACCTTGACTTTATATCCAACAACCAATATGATTTTGGAGGAGGTTGACTGTTTTCATTTTTATTGCTAAAATATTAGGAGGAATTATTAAGACATGACTGTAAAACTTGCTATTTTAAAATCAGGAGAAGATATCGTTGCTGATATAAAAGAGATGGTAGTTGGAGAGGGAGATGATGCTAGGGTTGTTGGGTATGTTCTTACTAAACCATGTGGTGTCAGTTTAAATAGTAAAGCTATTAAAGTTGATAATGAAGAGGATGCTTATCAAATTAAATTATTTCCTTGGTGTCCATTAAGTAAGAACACCAAGATTCCTATCACTGCTGATTGGGTAGTTACTATAGTTGACCCAGTTGATAAAGTAAAACAAATGTATGAAACCGAGGTATTGAAAAATGGAACCAGTAAAGGTGCTAGTGTTGATGAACAAACAGATTCTAGTGAGTCAGATTAGTGAGGTAGCTCCTATGGACATAGGAGATCCAAATTGTAAATTGATTGAACCATTTATATTAGGTGAGAATGATACTCTTTCTCCTTGGTTAATAGATGTTACTAATGATAATGAATTTATGATTTGTTCTGATAAAATATTAACATTAGTTGAAGCTAAACCCACTCTTTTAGAGAAATATCAAAAATTGATTAAATGAAATTCTATACCAATGTTCAATTAATTGGGAACAAGTTCTTAGTTCGTGGTTATGATAATGGAGAGCATGTTAAATTTAGAGATGAGTATAGACCCACTTTATTTGTTCCTAGTAAGAAAGAATCTAAGTATAAGACATTGGAAGGTGAATCTGTTGCAAGTGTTCAACCTGGATTTGTAAGGGATTGTAGAGAATATTATAAAAAGTATCAAGATGTAGAAGGATTCAAAATCTATGGTAATGATAGGTATGTGTCACAATACATATCTGATATGTATCCAGAAGATGAGATTAAGTTTGACATATCTAAGATTAGATTGGTCACTCTTGATATTGAGGTTAAGTCTGAGAATGGTTTCCCTGATCCAGAAACTGCAGATCAAGAGATTCTATTGATCTCACTTCAAGATTATAATACTAAACAGATTACAACTTGGGGTGTTAATCCATTTGATAATAAGCAGAAGAATGTAAATTATATTGAGTGTCCTAATGAATGGTCACTGCTTCAAAGGTTTATTGATTATTGGAATTCTAATATACCTGATGTGGTAACTGGATGGAACATACAATATTATGACATCCCATACCTATCCAAGAGATTGAATAAGGTTCTGGGTGACAAGGAGATGAAGAGATTGTCTCCTTGGGGAATGAATACTGAGAATGAGATTTATATTAAAGGTAGGAGACATATTTATTATGATGTTGCTGGACTTACTCAATTAGATTATCTTGATCTTTATAAGAAGTTTACTTATAAGGCACAGGAGTCTTATAGATTGGATTATATTGCTGGTGTAGAACTTGGACAGAAGAAACTAGATCACAGTGAGTTTGATACCTTTAAGGATTTCTATACACAAGGGTGGCAGAAGTTTGTAGAGTATAATATAATTGACGTTGAACTTGTTGACCGTCTGGAAGACAAGATGAAACTGATTGAGCTTGCCATCACTATGGCATATGATGCAAAGGTTAACTTTGCTGATGTGTTCTTTCAGGTTAGGATGTGGGATACTATAATCTACAACTATCTGAAGAGGAGGAATATTGTTATCCCACCTAAAGATAGATCTGAAAAAAATGACAAATATGCAGGTGCTTATGTCAAGGAACCAGTTCCAGGAAAGTATGATTGGGTGGTCAGTTTTGATCTCAATAGTCTGTATCCTCACCTTATCATGCAGTATAATATTTCCCCAGAGACCCTCAGGGAGGCTAGACATCCCAGTGCGAGCGTTGAAGGGTTCTTAAAACAGGAGGTTGAGATTGATGGAGATTATGCAGTTTGTGCAAATGGAGCGCAATATAGGAAGGATGTGCGTGGGTTCCTTCCTGAACTTATGGACAAGATGTACAATGAAAGGGTCATCTTCAAGAAGAGAATGCTTCAAGCAAAGCAGCAGTATGAGAAGACACCATCCAAGGCACTTGAGAAGGAGATTTCTAGGTGTAACAATATCCAGATGGCAAAGAAGATCTCACTTAACTCTGCTTATGGTGCTATTGGTAATCAGTACTTCAGGTATTACAAACTTGCTAATGCAGAAGCCAT